CCCAGAGTCGTTATCGCACGACAACATCTTCTTCAGTACTTAGAAACACGCGGAATTTATACTTCGCGGTAGCATATTGTTTCTTGAAAGTCTGGTACCTATGAGGTAGGTTGGCTGGCAGCACGTATGCCGCAATGAGATTCACGTCATCCGGATCAACTTTGCACCCCCGTTTGGGTTTAAAATGCTTGCAAAATTGCGGTGCTATGTACAATGGCTGACTGAAAAGGTTTTGAAGGGCATTGATGTAAGGCATGCCCATGTCAAAAGCTAACATTAATTCACTCAAAATTAGACCTTCATTTCTCTCCGGCGAGAAATCGGTCAATATGTCTCGTCCTTGCAAGAGTGAATGCTGATCCTGGTACACTGGATCAGCCCTTTTCTTGTGCCAAATAAAGGCGTTGTGTGCGCCATAGTGAGATTCAAGCGCTGCAGTCTCAACGTAAGACTTACCACGCTTTGCTGTCATTAAATAACTAGCTAGTTCTTTATAAATAGGAATATTTGCATATAATACACTATACATGTAACCTAGAGAATAATAATACGTGTCGACGTGCTCAAGAAAATCGTCATTGAGTACTAGTTGTATCCTTCGTAGCAATTTGTTCAGATCTTGAACATACATAAAATCAACATGGTTGATTTTAATAAATTTGCCAGAGCAGTAACCAACATCATGGTAGTCAAATCGACATTCGAGCTTTGCATCGATGCCAAAATACGCATACGTATTAATTAATTCATTAGGTCCACGACCTATGTTTGTTTCACTAAAATACTCGGTTGTAACTTTGTTAATGAATGTGTTTCCGCAAGTGGTATCAAGATCTCCAGAACCACGGCAGAATTCAAACTCAAACTTGAGGCCATTTAAGGACTCACCTCGCTTAAGAGTTTTAACACAAAACAGCTTCTCAAAATCTTCTAAGTTGCCGTAATTGCATTTATCAAAGACTCGCCACATACCGTTATACTCAATAGCTAAAGCGATCAAACGCTGGCTAGATTCATAACTGGTGGCGTCACCTTCAATATAACCCCAAGGGAACTTGATGACATTGTCATCACCCTTTACCATGCACTCATAATCTTGCATGTCGCGGAAGGTCCTACCTACATCTTGATGGTCCATACAGCACGTGACTCCTCGACAACAACCCAAAGCTTCTTCAAATTTTTCTACATATGCTGCATAAAATAAATTAAACTTCGGGTCTCGTCCCATAATACAACGTGGTTTCTTTACTGTATCTTCCTCAAGCAAGTACGCTTCATTCTTAACAAATAAACTAATCTTACTATCTTTATAATAATCGAAGCCGTCTTTCAGCACTGACTGAACGGCGCGTTTATATCGTTGGCCTATTCGGCCACGTTTCTTCTTCAAAAACGAACTGAGATTAAAAGGGGTATTGTCGAAATGTGATGCTATCTCATCCGCCACTTTTTCAATTATGCGATTAAGTCGGGCCCAATCAATACTTTTGGGCTGTGGTGTTGGAGTTTCCCGCATCCAACGATAATGAAAACCGACAATTTCATTAT